GTTTGAGGAATTTTACCTAAAGCTTCTCCTAATTCTTTAACGCTATCAGCTAATTTATTGCTTATGCTGGCTAGTTCTTTTTTAGGAGTTTTCTTCTTTTCTTTTAATGCCTGGTTCTGTAGAATAGCTTCTTTCTCAAGCTTGTCCATATCGCTGTCTGAAGCTGATTTCTCTAAAGCTCTTTGTAATTCGTCTTGAGGCTGTAGGACTTCTTCGAGTTCTTTGTTTAATTCAGCTTCACCTAACCCTTCGTAATGTTCGCTAAAGTAAGCTCTATAGACATCAAGCCTTGGAAGGTCATCTACTAAATGTAACGGTGTGGCGAATGTCTTACTGTACCAACGTGACACATAATACCATTCTTCATCAGGAGTATATTTTTCAATTACATTCCTGAGAGCTATCAGCTTTAAATTACGAATATGGTCGATTTTAGTTGACTCCTAAACAATTTAACGATAGGATTTAAATTATGAAACACACATATCGAAATGCAAAAGGAAAGACCATTGCCGAAATTCTACCTAATGGACGGTTTCTTAAAATTGGAGAAAGGGTAGAAAAGGGAGATTTGAGGATTTGGGACAACGATAAATACAACGTTATATCGCCTTATCGTTATTCCTGGTGGATTAAAGAAACTGTTCCCTCAAGCTATCGCAATTCCTTCTACAGACCAACCAAACCCAAGTATCGAATTCTTAAGTCAAATGAAATTATCCGAAAGGGCGATCAAGCTTATTCCCCACATACTAGAGGTTGGGGAAAGTGTGTCAAGTCAATTGGGTTTAATGTAGGCGACTATACTACTTTGTCTATTTGTACAAGAATCCGTCGCCCCATTAAGTAGCCGCTACGTCTTTCTTTAGGATATCTTCTGCTTTTTTAGCTTCATCAGCTAACTTCTTATATTCTGCGTCAATAACTTCTTGAGCTTTGTTGTTAACTTCTGCAATTAGATTAACATCATCGCACTCTAGGCCCCCTTGCAGTTTCTTCCACCAATCAGGGCTTACAATGACGTGGGTAGCTAAATAAGAAATAGCTGCTGCAATGTTCCTAGAATTAGACGCAGCGTTACTAGGATCAGGTCCTATAATAGACCGATAAATTTCATCTTGCTTTAAGGTCTCTCTCATAGACAAAGATGTCTTTACTGTAAACGTACCTGAGTATTTGTTTCCAGTAATTTCGCCCACTACATCAACTGCAAAGTCAACCTGTGATTTTAACGCCATTCTTTACCTCTTTCTATTTGACAAGTCCAATTTCTTAACCTAAGATTGTTATTCAACTTTTGTATCTGGAAAACTAAAGGAGACCAAAAATGCCCCTAAACACACCTGTCATCTTTCAGATCTTTAGCAAGTCAGGAAACTCTATTGCCCTAGCTCAATGCGACTATAATGAACTAGAGAGCGTAGAGCCTAGAATTAAGGAAGCTTGCGTTAAAAAGAACCTTACTTACAAAATGACCGTTCCTCATACCACTTACAGCCTCTTGAAGTTTTTGGAGACAGCTAATGCCTGAAAGCCCATTCCCTAAACTCAGTCCCGTAGATCAATGTTTACATGATATGAGCCATGATGTTTTTACCGCTTATCATCGGACTGAGGGGAAAGACGCTTTTAACAACGAAAAACTAGACCAAGCGTCAACCATTACTTGGGACGCTTATGTTGCGTTGCGTAGTCTGTTAGGAGATATCATTAAGTAGGTTTGTTAAACAGGAGAATAGAATGAAAAAGAAAGATTTTATTATTGATATGGAAGGGTTTGATGTAGACTCTCGGGTTTCGTTTAACATTGACGGAACTGAAGAGCTTACAGGTACAGGAAAGATTTTGGGAAAGGGTATTGAAGGTTTTATGCCAATGTTTATCGTTCTATTAGATAAGCCTATTGCTGGACAAAAAGCGCTTCTAATCCAAAGATCACTAATTAAGAAAGCTGAACTAAAAATGAAAAACATATGCACAAATCCAAACCGCTCTTGCACAAATGGCGTTCATTGCGTCAAGAAAATGAAGACCTAAAAGCGAAGCTAGAAAGTCGACTTGAAATAACACTTGACAACCTCTTACTATTAAGCTATACCTAACAAATCAAATCAAGGAGCCCTAAAATGACCAACCAAAAATACAAATTCACAAAAGAAACCCTACATTTTAACAAACACATCCTTCACCGAATTGTCGCTACGCGTGATTTCGGTTATATTAAGAAAGGTGACCTAGGCGGGTGGATTGAAAATGAAAACAACCTAAGTCATGAAGGTAATTGTTGGGTCTCTGATAACGCTCGGGTCTTTGATAATGCTTGGGTCTTTGGAAAGGCTCAGGTCTATGGGGGCGCTCAGGTCTTTGGGGATGCTCAGGTCTGTGGGAACGCTACGGTCTTTGAGAACGCTACGGTCTTTGGGGATGCTTTGGTCTTTGGGTATGCTCGGGTCTGTGGGAACGCTCGGGTCTTTGATAATGCTTGGGTCTTTGGAAAGGCTCAGGTCTATGGGGATGCTCAGGTCTATGGGGGCGCTCAGGTCTTTGGGTACGCTCAGGTCTATGGGTTGGCTTCGGTTTTTGAGAAGGCTCTGGTTTGTGGGGATGCTCAGGTTTGTGGGAACGCTAGGGTCTATGGGTTGGCTTCGGTTTTTGAGAACGCTAGGGTCTATGGGTTGGCTTCGGTTTGTGGGAAGGCTGAAATCAAAGGTACAACCTACCTAACCGAAGGAACCCATAACGGTGAAGACAATGAAGAAAACCAAGCAAACCTAACTGAAGAAATCGCCAAGCTGCGTCAAGAAAATGAAGACCTAAAAGCGAAGCTAAAGAAGTTACAGAACAGCATCGCAACTTTAGTAAACACTTTTAACGAATAAAGCTAAAGCCCTAAGAATTTCTCCCTAGGGCTTCGTTACTACTTCTACTTGTGGTAGATTAGCTAATTATGGTAGTTCCATTGCACTAGGGGCTTCAGTATTATCCGTAGCGGTTTCATCAGAAATCAGAATACCCATGTACGTGTGCGTTGAAGTGCTTAACTGTCTAGCACTAAACCCACCAGTAGCAGCTACAGGACGCACTTTGTCAATTCTAGCAATCTCTCGACCTGTCTGCCTATCCAAGATGCTCAGCACCATATAGTTAGCTGCCATCAATTGATCTAACCTTGGAAACTGCGCGTCAGCCCACCAACCATGGTCTACGATTCTAAACCCATTAGCTGTAATGTGAACCACTTCTTGAGCCGTAGTGTCTAACTCAGCTGCTGAATACCTACCTAAAATCCAAGCAGGTTGAACGTCATAGGTAACCCCATAACTAACGTCTGAAAAAATACCGACGAAATTTACTTGGTTACCATCGTAAAACCCTAGTTTGGCTCTGGCTCCGCTTAATACCTTTGCTGGCATGTGTCACATCCTTTATTAACTGATTGTATTTTTAAGATTGTTGTGTTAGCTACTGGCTGATTGACTAACGGCGCTTACCATGAACATGATACTTACAAACTTGATAGAAGTAGCTAATTTGATTTCAGCTCCAACTACCATAGCGTTACCATTTACAATTTTAATTTGAACATTCTTGAAACCTCTAGGAGCGTCATCTGATGGAGCAATTAACTTAAGTCGCCTAATGTCATCCATAATAGACCCAAAGACTGTAACTGCCGTAGTAGCCGAAACATCTGCTAATGACTGACCAACAAACGCCCGTTCCATCCTCTGTTCTGATGTAGCCATTATAATATCCAAGGCATACATAGCTTGTAGAGAGTTATAAACGAAGTTGTCGTCTACTGAGTAGGTCGTTTGGTCGGAGACCCATTTATAACCCGATCCGTCATAAATGATAGGTAACAGCCCAGCAATCAAAGCGTCCTCTAGGTTTGAGTTTAAATTGTAAGTAAAACCTCCCCCTGGCACAGTAGCCGAGCTAACTGAAATGTATTTGTGTGTTATATCTTTGTAGAATCCAGCTGCTTGCATTGCGGCAGCCTTAACAGCAGCCATCCAGGGTTTGAAATTTACTAGAGACCCTGTAGAATCATTGTCTTTTACGTCCTGGAACGTCATAGCGCAGCGCGATGTAGCAAGGTTACAGGCCGAAGCTTTGTTAGCGCTAAAAGAACTTCTAGTAGAAACCAAACCTAACCTGCGGCGTCTTCGCTTTAGTTGACTCATTAGTAAACAGTGGGCTCTAACAGCTGAATTGATTGACGCAATATCATAGCTAGAATTAGAATCTGTAGACCCATCCGCAATATCTACCGCCGAGTCATTAGAAAACAAAGGAACCACAAAGTTACCCTTGATAGCCTGAGCTGCATCTAAAGCCGCTTGAATTCTGGCGTTAGTCGTTACTCCTCTAGAACCACCTGACAAGAAACCTAATGACACAACGTCTGGCAAACCAACCAAATTGGTATTAACCCCTGTAGGAGCAATAGAAACCAAAACAGACTGAGCATTCACATCATCTAAGAAGTCGGCTCCATCAGTTTTGATACGTCCCGTCATGGCCCCAAAGTTAGATCCAAAGGTGTAAGTCCCTGCATCTAGTCTAGTAGGGCTAATAGATGAATAGGTAGCTAGTGTAGGTGCAGCAGCGAAGCCACCTAAGGAATTAAAATATTGACAAAGGTCTCCAACTGTTGGAAAGTCACTTAAGTTTACAGTGATAGGCGAAAGTGAAGAACTAGCCCCACCTGCTAAAGTAACTGTCATTACCTTATTGGCTATTACAGCAGAAGCAGTAGTGCCTAGATACCCAATGCTGAAAACCGGACTTCCACCAACCACAATTTCCTCAGAGATACCGTCTCGTTGTCTAACTGTGTTAAGTTTAACAGCATATTCTTGACTTGATGCAATAACTACCGGCGCACCAGTCGCAGACACATAAGGCGCTTTAGAAATCGTTAACGCTGTAAAGTCATATAACCAAACCAAATTAGCAAAGGCACCCGTAGAAGTGTTATTTAGCTCTAGGGTCTTCCCACAACCAGGTAGAACCGCTCCAGCAGTAACAGAAATAGTAACTGGACTGTAACACTCTAAGTCAGTAGGAGCTGTAGAAATACTAGTGTCAGTTGCGTCAGGAGCAGTTCTAACAACCCCTGTACCAACTGCGTCAATAATTTTAAGCGCAGTAATGATAGTTGGCGTAGCCGCTTGAACAACATAAGTGCCCTCATTGCCAGCCTTGAAAGCCGAGGTAGAAGGCACAAACATAATGTCACCCACAGTAGGAGTAACAGCCCAAGAAGCCGTAGCGGTAAAGGTGGCCGAATAACCCGTTACGTTACCTACAGTTACCGTTCGTGTAGTTCCAATAACGCCACGTGCCACACCGCCAGTAACAGTCGTACCAGTGAAACCTGACATAGCTGTAACCATAGCCGCAGGAGTAGCCGCAGCAGTTAAAGAAACCGCAGAGCTTGCCGAACCACCGTTAACCCTAGAAACCGCAGTAGAGGTAACTTGAGGGGAAGCTAATAGGAAAGGGCCAACGCTAGGGACAACTTCAGCCTTATTGACCGTAATCGTTCTAGTGATGAGGTTACCTGGCTTGCCACCTGCTTTAGCTGTTATATTGGCAAAAACACTACCACCGATAGCCGGAATGGTAGCAGTAGCCTTTGTAGAGATATTGGTTTTAAGAGGAAAGAATCGAGTAAAAGAACCCTTAATGTTGTTATCGGTAGTTGCAGAAACCGCACCCATAAAAGCATCTACAAGTTGACCAGACCCATATTTAGAAGTAATGTCTGACTGTTGATCTGGACCGAAACTATTTTGGGTGATATCGTCTTCCTCTGAGAATGAAAGGCCAGCGTCAGATTCACCTATAGCAACTATAATTCCATTTGCTGCAACAGTAGAAGGATTAGCTACTACTTGTGATTCAGCATATGCCCCAGGAATTATTAGGGTTTGTCCATTTGACGTAGTATATTGTAATGCCATTTATTGTTTCTCCGTTTAATTGGGTTAGAGCTTAGGGGTCTTTAAGATGATAGGTGAAGCAGCTTTAGGGGTTGAGGTATTAGCAGGACCTGAACTAGGCGATTTGGTAACTGGCTTTGCCATGGTAGGTTCGGCTTTGGTTACTTGGGTTGAAAGGGGAGGCTTGGGTTCAGGAGACACTAAGGAAGAAAACACTTTATGCCCTGTACCAAAGATTTTGACAGTATTGGGATTTAGGTTACTAGAAACAGTATTGGCTACGCCTCGACCGGGGATCACAGGTTTAGAGGCTGAAGTCATAACGGCAGCCACACTAGGAACGGTTCTTGTAGGATAAGGGATTCTAGGTTTTGAATCAGGAGGAAGGTAGGCCTTGTTGAAATTAGGTGTAGGTGTAGGGCTTACAGCTTGAGAAGTCTTAGGTGGTTTATAACCCAACACGTCTTTAACGTTGACACCGGCTTTCTTAGAGGCTTCCTTTATGTGATCTACCATGGCCCCTTTTTCAATTTTGCCCTTGGTGATGTCTCCAGAGTTATCGGTCTTCTTAGCTTCTGGAATAGGTTCTGAGCCGTCTTTAGCGCCTTCTACGTTCTTGGCTTCGACCGTACCAATCATAGGGGCTTTTTTGGTGTTTGGATTTAGCTCTGATTTGCCTATGGTAGCTGTAGAAAAACCAGAGCCATCAGGTAGCTTAACAACTGAAGACTTATTTTTGTTGCCTGAGGTTTCGCTCTTAGCAACTTTCGAATTGAATTGACTTGAATTACCCTTAGAGGTAGAATGATTGCCGCATTTAGAACAAAGAAAATGCGTAGTGTCACCAACCTTACCTAAGACAGTGGCCATCCAACCACAACCACATTTAGCCACATTAGTTTTACCCATACCTAGTTCACCTTTTTCGACCTTACTAGCTTCGAATTCGGCTCTTTGGTTGTTTTTCTTGGCACTAACTCTTTTGGCTCGGGTGGGATATTTATCTAATGAAGGGGCGGTTTCTTTTCCATTTGGTAAATAGGTTTTTTTAGCTGTCTCTTCAGGTTTCACCTCAGCCAAGTTCATAGAAATGCCAGTAGTTCCAGATCCAGAGCTAAGGTCAGTTCCGGTACCAGGTTGGTCTGTTAGGTTTTTTTGAAGTTTTTTAAGGCCGCTTTGTTCTTTTGCGTTATTTTTAGTAATAGCGCTTTGGGACTTAGCGATGCCGTCTTTAATTGATTTAGCTAGGAGCGAATTGAAATCTTTTGTTTGCATTTGTATCCTTGAATAAGATTGCGCTGCGGTAAATACAAATAAGTAGGTCTTTTAAAGATTGTTTCTTGACATTCTTTGGAGGTTGATCTATAACTAAAACATGGAAAACAAAACTCAAGTCTGTACAAAGACAAACACCCCTCACAACTTTGGTTGGGCTCCCATCTGTTCATCGGTGAGTCATTCTGGCAAGCTTACTATCTGGCAGTGCAATAACTGTCTGGCCGTGCGGATTGAACAGACAGTGAACAAGACAACTTCTATCACTCTCGTTCCTAATCCATAAAACAAACCAAACGAAACTGCACCTGATGACTTTGACGCAACCGTACTATTTAATCTAGAATATGATTCAAAATATCCCCTTGACAAACCCACCGACCCAAGCTATACCTAACCAAACAAATCAACCCAAGGAGTCCTAAAATGACCAAACAAATCAACCCAAGGAGTCCTAAAATAACCAATCAAATCAACCCAAGGAGTCCTAAAATAACCAATCAAACCAAGAAGTACAAGTTCACAAAAGAAACCCAACAATACTTTGGACACACCTTACACCGAATTGTCGCTACGCGTGATTTCGGTAATGTAAAGAAAGGTTCCTTGGGTGGTTGGATTGAAACCGAAGATAACCTTAGTCATGAAGGTAATTGCTGGGTCTCTGATAACGCTACGGTCTATGGGGGGGCTTGGGTCTTTGAGAACGCTCGGGTCTTTGAGAACGCTCGGGTCTTTGAGAACGCTCGGGTCTTTGGAAAGGCTCGGGTCTCTGGAAAGGCTCGGGTCTCTGATAATGCTCAGGTCTCTGATAACGCTTGGGTCTATGGGAGGGCCTTGGTCTTTGGGAACACTCGGGTCTTTGATAATGCTTGGGTCTTTGATAACGTTCGGGCCTTTGATAATGCTCGGGTCTTTGATAATTCTCGGGTCTGTGGGTATGCTTGGGTATCTGGGGATGTCGTAGTCAAAGATCAACCCCACCTAACCGAAGGGAACCATAGCGGTGAAGTTAATGAAGGAACCGAAGAAAACCTAAGTGAAGAAGTTACCAAGCTGCGTCAAGAAAATGAAGAATTGAAAGCGAAACTTCAAAGATTTTTAAACGTAGCCGATTCAATCGCTCGTTAAAAATTGTTGACAACCAAACACTGTTAAGTTATATCTAATAAATCAAATCAACCAAAGGAGCTACCAATGCCAAGAATCAGTGTCAAGCTAATCGAAGAACGTGAAACCTTTACCAACCAGAACTTCCAGGCAGGTATGTCAATTGAACAAGCCAATGACGCACTTGTTAAAAAGTATGGAATGAAAATGAACCCTAAGCGTTTGAAGGAACTCTTTGACGCGAATAAACAAGACTCTACTCATACGGTCATTCCATCTGGAGAAGACGCCAGCACACTCCCTAATGAAATCGTAGAATTCGCTAACAAGGAATCTGTTGTGTTTGCCCCTTCAGTTTCTCCCATGCGACCTACTTCTAAAATTACTGCTGAGGGATGTTTGCCAATCAGCGAGCTTGTAGAGCAAATCGAACAAGGGACTTACCCACCAGTTATTACCTCTAGTGATTAACTGATTTGTCTTAATGCGGTATAAAGACGAATGTTGTGAATCCCCTTGACAAACCCACCGGACCAAGCTATACCTAACCAATCAAAAGAAACCCAAGGAGCCCTAAATGACCAACCATCTGCCCATTTCGTCTTTTATTGGTAAAATCTTCACAAAAATTGTGGGAATGCATAAGAATAGCGGGGAAATTGTATTCTCAACCAAAAACGAAACGTTTTGTATGGCAGGAGCTGAAGGATATCCTACGCGTAATGATGTTGACGTATACATTGAAGATGTTTGTGGCGATGTAGAAGACCTAATCGACACTAAAATTGTTGCAGCTATAGAAGCAAAGTCAGAAAACAATCAACCCACCTATACTTTCTATACCCTTCGAACCATTAAAGGGACAGTAACTCTTCGTTGGTATGGAACTTCTAATGGTTACTATGCTGAGGAAGCAGAAATATGCCAAACGCGTCACAAACAACGGTCGTGAAATATTTGCGGACATAAGCCATGAAGGGGCACTAGATAATTTAGGTCTGCGAAGGGCTGTTTTCTTATTTTAAAGCGCTGAACAAACCTAACACAACCCGTTAAAAGCGTAAAGCAACCCATAACGCAACTTGTTATTCAAAAGCGTTAACTTGGGTTGCTTTGGGTTTCGTGTGTGTGGCGCTATTTTGCTACCTAATAAAACCTACCTAACCTAATTTATAATATAACGCAAGTTGTAAAAGAAACCATTATCTAATACAAACCTACATTATTCATTAGATTGATATTTGACATTTCTTCTAGGCTGATCTATAACTAAGCCATGAGCAAATCAACTTTAGAAGAACGAGATGGGGTTTTGTATGTTAAGACAACTGACGTACATTACACAGAGCCCATAGAGTCTACTTGTTGGTGGAAGGTAGCTTGGGTTAACAACAATACGTTTACTGCAACTAGACCTCTTCCTGGTGATGAATGTGTAAGTGAATCAGTTGCGGGTAAGTGGCA